TGTGAAACCAAACGATACAGTTATTCACTGTGGAGATGTTTTGTTTGGCGAAAACAAGGTCGAATGGTTAGAAGCAAACTTTGCTAAGTTACCTGGCAAGAAAAGACTTGTGCTAGGTAATCACGACAACGTAAAGTTTCTAGCACCGTTCTTCAAGGACATACAGTTGTGGATTCAAATGGACAAGTTTATTTTAACACATACTCCTTTGCATCCTACTACTCTTGCAGAATCGCATAGATTTGATGCAGAAGGTATGTTGAACGTTCATGGACACATCCACAGTAATCCTTCACCAGAAGGTCCTTACAAGTGTGTATGTGTTGAGCAAATCAACTACACTCCGGTTAACCTCGAGGAGTTGATATGAAAATTTACTGGGCGCCATTAGATAATAAAGAACTAAATCTTACCATGGCATATTACGAGCCAACGAGGCTATCAAACAATATTCCTATAGATTTAAGAGATAGTGCATATTATCGGTGCCCAGCATTTATGGAAACTGTTAAGAATACTTTTGTCTTAAAAAGTCCTATCAGTATCAATGCTGACTTCAGTCCTTCTGCACAACGTTTTGAAACAAACTATGAGGAGATGTTTAAGTTAAAAGTAAGAATTGATGACAGTGTTGATCACGGTATTGTTCAGTTTGGATTTAACTATCTTCTTTTTGCAGAAAAGCCAGTCAAAGTTACACAGATGCATCCTTATTTGCATCATAACTCATTTACAGAAAATGGTAATGTGTTATTAGGAGAGTTTGACTGTGGTAGATGGTTACGCCCATTACAGGCAGCATTTGTTATTAATCCAAAACTTAAAGATTATTCTTATAAAATCAAAAGAGGAGACATTTACAGTTATATAAGATTTCATACTGACGAAAAAGTAGAACTTGTAAACTTTGATGTTACACCTAAAATAGAAGAAATTGCAGATAGTTGCTTACAGATGAAAAACAGTGGGCATTCATCTCCTTTTTCACTTGACTTTTGTTATAATCAGTTTATAATGTATAGACGTAAACAGGCAATCATGAGAGAAATAAAGGCACAAGGACTATGAGAACACAACCACAAACTATTATCCGTAATCTAGAAGAAAACAACAGTCGTCTAGAAAAAGAAAAAATCCTACAGGTAGCAGCCGACGAAGGCTTGCCAGAGTTCTTTGACGGATTGCGTATGGCACTAGATCCGCTTGTAACATTTGGCGTTAAGCAAGTGCCTGAAGCAACAGAAGATGGACAAGGCTTGCCAGCCAATGCCTTTGCAGAACTTGCTAGACAACTACAAGATCGCGAACTAACAGGACATGCTGCACGTGATGCTATTCAGTTGGCAATGAGTGTTGCTACAAAAGAGCAATGGAATGATTGGTATCGTAGAATCCTTATTAAGGACCTACGCTGTGGCGTAAGTGAAAAGACTGTTAACAAAGTAGTACCTGGTACTGTGCCTGTGTTTACTTGTGCTCTTGCTCACGACAGTGCCAAGCACGAAAAGAAAATGGCGGGTAAGAAGCAGATCGAAATCAAACTTGATGGTGTCCGTGTTCTTACAGTAGTAAGAGGCGGTAAAGTAGAAATGTTTAGTCGCAACGGCAAACAGTTTCACAACTTTGGACATATTATTGCAGAGATCGAAGAAGTACTCAAAACAAAACCTGCACCAATGGATTTGGTATTAGACGGCGAAGTAATGAGTGCTAATTTCCAAGACCTTATGAAGCAAGTACACCGTAAGGATAATGTACAAGCAAATGATGCTGTATTACATGTATTTGATTTAATACCGCTTAAAAACTTTAATGAAGGTTTTTGGGATAAAGAACAATATCTAAGAAGTCAAATGGTTAAGTTTTGGGTTGAAGAAAATCAAAGCGTTTTAAAGCACGTACAAGCACTTGATTGGGAGGACGTAGACTTAGACACTCCTGAAGGTGACAAACGCTTTACAGAGCTTAATAAAGCGGCCATAGACGGTGGATATGAAGGTGTAATGATCAAAGATGTTCTTGCACCATACGAATGCAAACGAACTCATGCATGGCTAAAAGCAAAGCCATTTATTGAAGTAACATTAGAGGTGAAAGATGTTGAAGAAGGAACAGGACGAAACGAAGGACGTTTGGGAGCATTGGTGTGCTCTGGAGAAGATGATGGACGAATGGTCCAAGTCAATTGCGGCAGCGGGTTTAGTGACAGCGATCGTGATAGTTTTTGGAATAGTCGTAGCTCACTTGTTGGGCAGTTGGTAGAGGTTAGAGCAGATGCTATTACGCAAAATCAAGACGGTACTTACTCGCTTCGTTTCCCAAGGTTCAAAACCTTCCGAGGCTTTGAGCCTAACGAAAAATTATAAGTACGAAGTACCTAGATGTGTCTGGGACTTAGAGAAAGAAGGATAATCAATGTTTAACAGACCAGAACTAACACGACTTATTACTACGTGGTTATTTTATGCATATCTTGCATTAATTCCAGTGTATCTATTTAATGTTAGTGTTACACAATTACTAGTGTTGTATACAGTGTATTGGTTCTCGGCAGACATTGTCCACAGCCTATTTTTACATAGATGGGCCGCCCATCAAACTTGGAATCCGCCTAATTGGGTGCAAAAGATTTTAAGTTTTTTTGGAGTAATGTTATTGTTAGGAACACCAATTACTTGGGCCGCCTGGCATCGAACACATCACGCAACCTCTGATACTGAGTTAGATCCGCATAGTCCAAAATATAAAGGATGGTTTTATTGTATCTTTAGACATCGTTATCATTATGCCGATATTAAAAAAGCTCGTGACAAAATGCGAGACAAATATTTTAGATGGTTAGGTAAACGAGAAATAGAAATTGTTTTATTAACACACAGTTTACTATTTGCATTAGTTGGATTTGAATGGTTTATGACTTTACTAGCACTTCCGGCTGCACTAACAATTTTATTTGCTAATTTAGGTATTATCGTATTACCGCATTTAAATAATAGAATTAGCAATATGCCTTACATTTGGCCTTTTGTATTCTCAGAAGCATGGCATGAAGACCATCACAATAAGCCTAAATTAATTAACAGTAAAATAGAAATCAGTGGTAGGCTTGTTAAATGGCTAAAGTGGACATAACTCATACGTATGTATTACATTCTTTTTTAATGGGCGATGTAGAAGATCCAGAGCTATATGCCGCTGAACCTATACACCAATGGCAACAAACTGAACAAGGTAAATGGTGCATGGAGAATGCTAAAGATGTTACCTATCATATAAAGCCGAACCCGCACACATATGGACATGAAATAACTATCACAGGAGAGTTAAGTGGCAAACACGCAACTTACTATGCACTCAAAAAAACTTGACTTTTTAACAAAGAACATATATACTACTAAAACTGAACGTTAGGAGATTTATGATATGGCAATTCCCAAGACAACCCGTAAAAAGAAAACACGAGCGCCTGTTCGACGTAAAAGCGGTCAAACTTCGTTTAGTTTTGATGGCTGGGAGAATTGGTCCGGGGAAGAGTTTCATCGTAAACAACAAGCCGCAAGACAAGATATCTATCAAGAATATAAAGCAACCGATCTAGTACAAGACATTTACTACTGGATGAAAGAAAACGGCTACGATAAAAAAGATATCGCGGCAGCAAAGAAAGCACCTAACCACGGTGTACATACTCTAGGCATTAGTTGCAAATTAATCAACATGGGTATGCCAGACTATAATCCTAAACATGACGAGTATTGGCAAAGTCTTGCTGGTACAAGTGGCACAATTAAACCTACTTCAGAATGGATTAAAAAGAAAGTTGCAGAACTTATTGAAAAAGGTAAGGTTGTTGTAGAAGAAGTTAAAGCAGAAGAAAAAGAAAAAGCAACAAAATATATTCCTACTATTCAAGAACGTATTCGCGATCAGTCTTTTGCTATGGCTGAAGAAATTGATGAATGGTTAGAAGTATGGCATCGAGATCCCGATAGTTTTGATCCCAAAGGCTTTGATTTTAAGAAACATTTTAAAGCAGTACAACCTAGTCAAGCACACGCTCGTAAAATGAAATCGTTTTGGGAAATGGAACTTGTAGACTTTGACGAATTAGAGCGTATGCCAACAAAAGGACAGTTGGCTAAGATGAGCGAACTAGATGCTGATCAATGGGAACAACTCAAAGAAGGTTATAATCATCTTAAAAAAGCAGACATTGCTAAATTCCGCAAGGCAATTGAAACTGTAAACGCAGAACTAGACTTTATTATTGATCAAGCAAAAGCAACACGTAAGCCACGTAAGCCTAAAGCACGTTCAGCAAGTAAAG